CTGGAGAACGGGTGAAGAAATAATCCGTCTTATGCCGAGGTCTAACCCATCACTTGAATACATCTTCAGTGCTTGGCACAAGTACAAGACACGCTTGGGTTCTAATCGTTGGGCTTTGTTTAATGCTATGACCGACTGGTCTACTCATGCAACGGCACAGCGTAAGGATGCTGTAGTTAATATAGCTTCAACACAGAACACTAGACAAGCACTTGTTCAGCACCACTTTTCAAAAGCAGCGTAATAAAAACTTTACTTTTACAACAACTTGTGGTATAATGCCACTTCATTTTAACACCAACCAATAGGATAAATACTATGCCAATATTATCAGGAACAGCTTACTGGGCAAGCGTAACAACCCCCAACACCACTTATGACCCAGTGTACACAGTAAACTTAGTGGTCGATGAAGACACTGCAGAGAACTTTCGCTCCGAAGGTTTCACAGTGAAGGACATGGATGAAGGCCCTGCAGTAGTGCTTAAGCGTAAAGTTCATGGCCCCAACGGGATGATTCGCCAAGCCCCTAAGCTTGTAGATGCTCAGAAGAATCCAATCGACGAGCGTGTAGGTAACGGCTCTTCAGTTAAGGTTCAGTACAAGGAGTGGGAATCTGTATACAAAGGAAAGACTTTCAAAGGTCTAGACTTTCAAGCTATGCAGGTTTTAGATTTAGTATCTGTCGGTTCCGTTGACGGTTCCGAGTTCGATGTAGAAGACGAAATGGAGGAAGCTATCTAAATGAAAACATATAGGCGAGACGGTATCTCTTACGATGTCAGCTTGCTTGACGAAGAAGCCCAAGGATTATTCGGGCTTCTTCAACAGGCAATGATAAAAGTAAGAGGAGCAAGCGATGAGGTTCAGTTGTTCCAAGCTGGCGCTCAACACATTAAAGTTTTATTTGAAGATAAGCTTACGGATGAAGCTATCACCGAAGAAGAGGATATGGAAATTGCAATCGAAGGTTAATAACGAGGTGACAAAATGTCGTTTGTTAAATTTCATTTGCCCTGCAATTCTTGTGGGGGCAGTGACCCAGTAAGCCAGAACGCTGATGGGTCTGCGTATTGCTTTAGCTGCAATACTTTTTTTAAAGACTACAGCACACCGGAAGTGCAACAACAAGATACCGTAACGGACTTTACAAGGTATCAGCCCAATGGAACAGGTAGCGGAAACAGCTACAACGCCTTAACCGATAGAGGTATTAGTATTGATACAGCCAAAAAGTATGGCGTTAAATCTACTACCCTTAACGGCAAGGTAACAAGCCACCACTATCCTTACTTTCACAAAGGAGAAGAAGTAGCTACAAAAGTTAGAAAGCTTAACAAGCAATTTGCTTGGAAAGGTAACTCAAAAGAAACAGGGCTGTTTGGAGAACAGTTGTTCAAAGCAGGCGGTAAGTTTATTACATTAGTAGAAGGAGAGTGTGACGCTATGGCGGCATACGAACTGCTCGGAAGTAAGTGGCCTGTAGTATCAATCAAGTCGGGAGCGCAGGGAGGCGCTCGTGATGTCAAGAATAGCTTAGAGTTTTTAGAGTCTTTTGACACAGTTGTGATATGTCTTGACTCAGACCCAGTTGGCAAGGAAGGGGCTAAGGCAATCGCCAAGCTGCTCACGCCAAACAAAGCTAAGCTAATGACACTCCCCGAAGGATTCAAAGACCCTAACGATATGCTCAAAGACCGCAAGCATTCCACGTTTGTCAATTGTTTTTGGGATGCAAAAGTCTACACCCCTTCTGGGATTATGAATCTATCTAACCAGCTAGACGAATACAAGCGTTTACGTACAGAAAAGCTTCCGTCAATCCCGTATCCTTGGAAGGGCTTAAACACTAAGCTAGAGGGCATGAGAGCCGGAGAGTTGATAACACTGACTGGCGGTACTGGACTTGGTAAATCTTCTGTGACCAGAGAACTTGAACACTGGCTCATCAACCACACTAAAGATAATGTAGGTATCGTAGCTCTTGAGGAGAACTGGAGCCGAACTGCCGAAGGTATCATGGCTGTCGAGGCCAACGCTAAGCTTCATCTAGACAGCGTTAAGAACAAGGTCGGAGACGACAGGCTCGAACAATACTACCGCAAGGTATTCATGGGAGAGAACGAGGGTCGTGTTTGGATTCATGCTCACCTTGGTGTCAACAACCTAGAAGATATATTCAGCAAGCTGCGCTACTTGATTGTAGGCTTAGACTGTAAGTGGGTTGTGGTTGACCACCTTCATATGCTTGTGCTTCAAGCCTTGGAGGGTGACGAGAGAAAAGCTATTGACGGTATCATGCATAGGCTTCGCTCTCTAGTTGAAGAGACAGGTGCAGGTATGATTCTAGTCTCACACCTTCGTAGAGTTGACGGCAATCGTGGACATGAAAATGGTATTGAAACAGGACTATCGCATCTTCGAGGCTCTCAAAGTATCGCCCAGTTGTCAGATTGTGTTATATCTTTAGAGCGCAACCAACAATCAGACGACGAGATAGAGGCATCCACTACCAAGGTTCGAGTGCTTAAGTCTAGATATACTGGAGATGTTGGAGTAGCCTGCAGTCTTTTGTACGATGCCGACACTGGAAGACTAGAAGAAGTTAATGACGGTGATAACTATGATGCCTTTGACGGAGACGAACTATGAGTAACCTAGTGTTTGACATTGAGGCAGACGGCCTCGACCCCACTAAGATATTCTGTATTGTTGCTCAAGATGTAGACACGATGGAAGTGTTTAAGTTTGACAACACTCAACTCGAAAAAGGCTATGGTCTCTTACGAGCTGCAGATAAACTAATCGGTCATAACATTATTGGTTATGACCTTCCGGCCATCAAAGACATTACTGGACTTGACCTAAGCAACAAGAAGATTGTAGATACACTTGTACTTTCTAGATTGTTTAAACCTACCCGTGAGGGTGGTCACGGCTTAGAGTCTTGGGGCTACCGCCTCAAGTTCAACAAGGGTGACTACGGTGCTAACCAAGATGCTTGGGATGCGTACTGTCCTGAGATGCTAGAGTATTGTAAGCGTGATGTAGAACTGAACACTAAAGTATATCAGCAGTTGCGTGTCGAGAGCCGAGGCTTCACACCTACCGCAGTAAAGCTTGAGCATTCAGTTGCTAAGATTATAGATGGGCAACGCCGCAATGGTTTTGAGTTAGCCATGCGTAAAGCTATGTTGCTTGTTGCAATGTTCCAAGAGAAGCTAGATGCTACAGAATCTGAAGTGCATGAAACATTCAAGCCTAAAGTTATTGTAGATATTCTTAAGCCAAAGTATACCAAAAGCGGAAAGCTTGCTAAGGTTGCTGACGGCCCAGATGGTAAGGGTGTTAGACTTACTGACGAAGAGTATGACATCATGGTTCAAACCAACAAGCCTCTCAAGCGTGAGACTCACATAGAGTTTAACTTAGGCTCTCGTAAGCAGATAGGTGAGTATCTTGTTGAGGCCGGATGGACACCTAAGAACTTTACACCTACTGGTCAGCCAATTGTTGATGAGGGTACACTGTCTAAGGTTAAGAATATACCTGAAGCTGCATTGATTGCCACGTACCTAATGCTTCAAAAGCGTTTAGCACAAGTAAACAGTTGGATAAAAGCAGCCGACCCCGACAACAGGGTGCGTGGCTATGTTAATCCTAATGGGGCAGTGACGGGCCGCATGACACATAGCCATCCCAACATGGCCCAGATACCTAGCAGCACCTCGCCCTATGGAAAAGAATGTAGGTCTTGTTGGACTGTTAAAGAAGGTAACAGGCTTGTGGGTATTGATGCTTCGGGCTTAGAACTTAGAATGCTTGCACACTATATGAACGATAAGGAGTACACAAATGAAATCCTCACTGGAGACATTCACTCAGCTAACCAAAGACTTGCAGGTCTTGAATCAAGAAGTCAGGCGAAGACTTTCATCTATGCCCTCCTATACGGAGCAGGAGATGCAAAGCTTGGGGCAGTGGCTAAGCAGGGCAAAGCAAGAGGCAGAGAGTTGCGAAACAAGTTTCTTGATAGTCTCCCATCATTTAGGTCTCTTGTCGGAAGGGTACAAAGAGAAAGTAAAAAAGGATTCCTCAAGGGGTTAGATGGTCGTAAGCTTTCTATACGCTCTGAACATGCAGCTCTCAACACACTTCTACAATCTGCAGGCGCTATAGTTATGAAGGAAGCCCTTGTAATTCTTGACGGTTACTTGAAAGAACATGAGATTGATGCTAAGTTTGTAGCTAATGTTCACGATGAGTGGCAGATTGAATGTGGAGTATCTGATGCAGTAGACGTAGGAAAACTAGGAGTTGAGGCTATCGTACAAGCAGGCCAAAACTTAAACCTTAACTGTCCCTTGGACGGTGATTATAAAGTAGGAGAAGCATGGCATGAAACCCACTAAACAAGATAGAAAAAAATTCGACTTAGATTTAGCATACGGTGAAGTGCGTGAAGACAAGATTGCCGAAATGCTTACAGGAAAAAAGATAGAGGTTAAGTCAGAGCGTGACCTCTGGCAGAAGACAGGAAACATTTGCATTGAGTACAAGTCTTACGGTAAGCCGTCAGGTATTGACGCTACTGAGTCTGACTACTGGTTTCATAACTTATGTATTGGTGATGATGAATACTGTACACTGGTTTTCAATACCGCCACACTTAAGAAGATTGTTAAGCGCCTAGATAGTTTTAAAACTGTATCGGGTGGTGACAACAGGGCAAGCCAGATGTATTTGTTAAATCTTCAGAAGCTATTTTCTTCTGATGTAATCAAAGCATTTAAGGAGCTAGAAGATGAACCAGAAGCAGCTTAATACTTTAGTACCCGACATCTATGAACTTCTTGAGAACCTTTCAAACGGTGAGCCTCTTCCAATAACGGAGGAGGCGCTTGATAAAACAATGGCATCTATGAAAGAAGCTATACTTCATTGGGCAACACCTAGACCTAGAGACACTGACTTCACTGTCCGTATGTCTAACGTAGGCAAACCATCTAGACAAATGTGGTTTGAAAAGCGTGACCCTAATGGACGAGGTAGCGTTGACGG